TACGATTATATAACGGCTGTAGAAAGGTGGGTAGAAAATGGTTGTCCTGGAGAAACAAAACAATAAAAATGGAATAGTTTTATATCATTATTATCCTAATGGTGGGGATAAATATGGTTATGGAGTTATTGCTATAGATACTAAGACCGGTGAAATCGGGATAGAAAAAGAGGACGATTGCAAACACTTTTGGTATTTAGATCATGCTTTTGCAGCTGTACGGGGTTTTGTTCAGAATATGGAATTTCCTGATAAATATAGAGTTGTATGGTGTTAAGCACTCACGAATGTGGGTGCTTTTTTCATGCCTTGCGCAGTGGTGCGTAGGGCATTTTTTATTGGTGAAAAGCGGAGGAGACCGCATCACATATATTTAATGTGTTCGAAAAGGAGAATGAGAACCATGACAATGGCAGAATTGTATGCAGCACTGGAAAAGCTCGACGGCGGTGCGGCAATGGTGGAGACCATTAAAGCGGAAGTCGGGAAATTGAACGGCGAGTCGAAAGAGCAACGAGAAGCCAAAGAAAAGGCTGAAGCTTTGGTTAAGACGTTGACCGAAGCCAAGGACACGTTGGCCAATCAAATTGCAGAATTACAAAAGCCGGGAGCAGGAGAGCAAACGGCAGAATATAAGACTCTTCTGAAGAAATTCGATGACCTTTCTAAATCGTTCGAGACCGAAAAGGCTGCAAGGCAAGAAGCCGAACAAAAACGAATCCAGACAGACATCATGGCACAGACAGTTGATGCACTAACGAAGCACAATGCGATGGATCCGAAAGAGTTCGCTAAACTTATTGTTGGCGGCATTGAAGTCGGGGATGATGGCAAGTACGGATTCAAGAAAGAAGACGGCACTGTCGGGACGATTGAAGACGCAGCCACCACATGGCTTAAGGGTAAGCCTTGGGCGGTGAAAGATAACCAAAACGGCGGCAGCGGACAAGGAAGCTCCGGGCAGAATGCCGGTAACGATGTAAAAGCACAGTTTGAAGCGGCGCTGGGGATATCCCAGACAACGAAAGGAGACTAAATAATGGCGATTAATACGTTAGAATGTGCAAAAATTTTCCAAGACGGGCTTGACGCACAAATGCTCGCAACAGCAACATCGGCTTGGATGGAAGCCAATGCAACACAGGTGATTTATAACGGTGGCGATGAAGTGAAAATGCCTGAAATCTCGACGGCAGGGCTTGCGACATACGACCGTGACAGCGGATTCGTACAGGGTGCAGTTACGCTGAAATTCGGTACCTATAAGCTTACACAGGACCGTGGCAGAAGCTTTTCGCTCGACGCAATGAGTGTTGATGAAACGAACTTTGTGGCTTCTTCGGGTAACGTTATGGGTGAGTTCCAACGTTTACAGGTTGTTCCTGAAGTAGACGCATATCGTTATAGCCGTATTACGGCGTTGGCTAAAGCAGCAAGCCAAGAAAAGGCAACGTTTACGCCGACGGCTGATAATATCCTGGCACAGCTCGACGATGATATTACGGCAGTACAGGATATCGTAGGCGATGACGAACCGCTTGTTATCGTGATGAATCGTAAGGTACGCACGATTCTTAACAATGCGAAAGGCATTCAAAAGTTCATCGATACGGGCGACTTTACAGCCGGTACGGTAACGACAAAAGTACGGACGTATAATGAAATTCCTATCATTGGCGTTCCTAGCGCTCGCATGAAGACGCAGTACGTATTCAACAACGGCACTACAAGCGGACAGGAAGCGGGCGGCTTTAAGGCAGATACTCAGGCGAAGGATATTAACTGGATCGTAATCGCACAGCGTGCGCCGATTGCAGTATCTAAGACAGACAAGGTCCGCATCTTCACTCCGGACGAAAACCAAAAGGCAGACGCTTGGAAGCTTGATTACAGAAAATTCCACGACCTGTGGATTCCGAGCAACAAGCTTAAGGGCGTATTCGTTAATACCGGAGCATAAGGAGGTACCATATGAATACTCGATTAACTCGGCTTAACGAAGTTCAGTACGCTGATTCTGAATACCGTCTTCAACAATTAATTGCCGAAGGTTTTGTGGCGGACGAACAGCCGACCGAAGAAACGGAGTCGGTCGAAGAAAAGCCGAAAAAGGCAAAGGCAAAGAAGGCTGAAGCCGCAGAACAACCGGCTGAAGAAACGGAACAGGTAGGCGAGTAATATGGGCGTCAGTCGGGATGTGTTCGATAAGAGAATACGACAGGCCGTAAAGGCCTCGGCCATTGAAGTCCAGGACGAAGCACAAACGCATCACAATTACACGTCACGAACGGGCGATTTGACTCGCTCTATTGACATGCGAATGTTAACCGACAAGAGTGCCGTTGTATATCTTGATGAGGGATTGGCCGATTATGGGCCGTTCGTACATGAAGGCACACGGCCCCACATGATACGGCCTAAGAATCGTAAAGCTTTGAGGTGGGTCCTGACTGGCGGCAACTCGTTTTTGTTTGCAAAAAACGTTCTTCATCCCGGTAATCGCATGGATCCGTTCTTGTATAGAGCGTTAGATACGAAAAGACCGGACATCATTAAGCTATTCGGTCAGTACACAAAGCTTGCTACCAAAGACATATGTGATGCTATTGAGCAGAAGTATAGTAATGGCCAAGCATGTGAGATTGAATTCAAATTTTAAAGGGAGTGAATGCACATGTTATATGACTTGGCCGAAATGACATTTTCTGACGAACTTCTCGGAAAGAATGTCAGTCGTGATGACCTCGCCATTGCCGAAAAGTGGCTGTATTTGTTCGCACAGCGTCTTGGAGTTGAGCAAGCGAAGGTTATCCGTAGCTTTGTGGCAGATGAGCTTGTAACGCTGTATACGTATCGTGAGACTTGTGTGCGAAAGGCGTACAGCTTGCCCGGGGCTTATGGGCGTGGCGGCGAAACGGACGACTTTTACGGCAAAAAACTCACATATATACAGGGCCGAATAAAAGAGCTTGAAGGCTCGATTACACCTGAAGACCTTACGGGTGACCCGACGCAGTATTCCGGTTATCGGTCGTGTGAAATCTTCAGGGGGTAGCTGATATGATAATGTGGTTTGAGCTTTTAAAGCAAATTCAAGACGTTCTTATAGCGTGTAAAGTATCCTCACCTGTACAGCTTGGTGCGGTTATACCGCAGCATGCTGCCGTCGACGAAATAGGCAAAATCATGCTTGTTCGAGGATCCGAAACAGTAAATGATGAAAGTATCGAAAATGAGCTTCTTGTTATGATTTATCTTGAAGCCTGGGTACGAAATGACGACCCGGATTTATCTGTTGGATACGCTCGAATCAGTGAGCTTGAAGGGCAAATCGACGCAGCCTTAAAGCAAATGCGGCAAGCCGTCGGCTCACTGAATGAGGATATATGCGTACTTAATGGCAGTAACTATCAGATTTTAGATTTAAAAGTTAAACAAAAAACGGGCGACCTCGACGCATTGCGACCGTTACTCGGTTCGCAGTATACGATTGAGTGTCGCCTTTTTGATTTGACTCGTGAAGGAGGAATATACTAATGCCGGCATCAACACCGAAAAAAGCACTGGCACCGTCTGCAGCTAATTCTTTAGCGACGGTGGGTAAAAATTATTTTATTTATTTGAATACAGGCACTGATGAAACGACGGGTGCGGTGTGGACTAAAATCGGCGGTCAGAAGGGCGGCTCTATCAGCCGTAAAGCCGACTCTATCGACGCATCTCACAAAGACTCTGGCGGTTGGAAATCGACCTTGCCCGGTCTTAAGGAATGGAGCATTGAATTAGATACTTTGCTCATGGCCAATGATGACGGCCTGGAAGCGTTGAATGATGCCTTCCTTAAAGACCAACCCGTACATCTTAAATTCGAGTACCCTGACAAGTCCTACGTAACCGGTTGGGCGTCTATTACGGAACTTTCCATTGAAGCTCCGCATGATGATGTGGCGTCTTATAAGGGTACCTTGGCAGGTATCGGTCCGTTATCTGAATTAAAGAAGGCCTAGAGAGGGGAATATATAAACCATGAAACAGATTAAATGCGACTTCTTCGGCAAGGGTGAACGCTTATACTTTAATATTCAACGCCTGGCTGAATTTGAATCGGCAGTCGGCAAGCCGATTTATAATGCGATTCAGCAATTGTCCTTGTCAGATATCATAACCGCATATGAAATCGGTCTTCGTCAGTATGGCCGTCGCAGTACTCAGTTCTATGCGGACCGCTTGCAAGAGCTGTTCGATAGCGGTGAGGTTGAATTAAACGACATTATGATGCCGATTGTTAAGGCCATTACAGGCAGTGGCATTCTCGGTAAAAAAGCATACTTCATGGCATTCCCTGAAGAAAAGACACCCGAAGATGATGCCGAAATCGAAGCCGAAGAAGACGAAGCAGTAAAAAACTAAACGGGGGGCATAATGCCCCCTCTTCTTTTGCATTATGGGTACGAAAAGCCGAAAAAGTGGCTTATAGTATCTTGGCTTTAAAGCCGTCAGAATTCTATGAGCTTACGCCTATGGAGTTTGAAAAGATGGTTCAAGGGTATGACCTTCGGACTCGCATTGAAGACGCCAGAACGGCGTATATGACGTCACTTATTGTTAACGTTCAGCTCGATAAGAAGAACCAAATCAAAGTGAAGGATATCATGAAGGATTTACATCCTCCGACACGACTGGATCGTAAAAAAGAGGAAATGGAATTTATGAGAGAATGGCTTGAAGAAGGGGGTGAGTTGTAATGGCAGACGCAAACATTCACGTCAAGATAAAAGGCGATAGCTCAAGTGCCGAACAGGCGATTGATAGAGTTGGTAGTAAGCTTGAAAATGCCCTGGGCGAAAAAATGGGCGGCATTGCCAAGAAGGCACTAGAGAAGATGCCAATGGCAGCAGCGGCGGCGGGTGTAGCTTTAGTTGCTCAAGAGGTTACTCAGCTTGCAGGGAAGGTATCCGATACGGCTGACCAAATGGCACAGCTTAAGTCCCGTATTAACCTCATTAACGACGGCACTCAGACGACAACCGAAATTATGGACAAGGTCTATGCGGCAGCACAGCGGTCTCGAGGTGGGTACGTCGAAATGGCCGACAGCGTGGCTAAGCTGAACATGCTTGCTAAGGACGCTTTTAGTTCAAATGATGAAGCGATAGCCTTTGTCGAACAGCTAAATAAACAATTTAAAATTTCTGGTGCAAGCGTCCAAGAGTCAACAGCAGCCATGTACCAGTTAACTCAGGCCATGGCAGCCGGAAAGCTTCAGGGCGACGAATTCCACTCAATCATGGAAAATGCCCCTATGCTTGCACAGGCGATTGCTCAGCAAATGGGGATGACTGTCGGACAGCTGAAAGAGATGTCATCGCAAGGTCTTATTACGGCTGATGTCATTAAAGAAGCCTTATTTAACAGCGCCGAAGAAACGAACGCCAAGTTTGCGGAAATCCCCATGACGTTCGCCGAAATCGGACAGCAACTCTCTAATCAGGCTCTGCAGGCTTTTCAGCCTGTCCTTGAACAACTTAGCTCTATAACCGCTTCGAGCGATTACCAGGCTATTGTCGAGGGTATCGGAATGTCCTTTAAGGTGATGTCGGCGGCTGCACAAGTTGCCATTGCGGCCATAAAGGCGGCTTTCTCGGCGTTAAGCGTAATTGTGAGGACCGTGGCTTCGGTTATTAAGTCAGCATTTTCCGTCATTATCGGAATGGGCAATCAAATTAAGCCTATAATTGCCGGGGTTGCAGTTGCGTTCACGACTTGGAAAACGGCCATATTAGCCGTATCCGTAGCGACTAAGGCGGCGGCCACAGCACAGGCTTTATATAAGGGGCAAATGGTAGCGTCCAGGATTGCGACCATAGGCGTTACGCTCGCATCCATTCAGCTTAAAGCGGCCATGATAGCCAGTGCTATTGCAACAGCCGGAGTGAAAGGCGTTATGATGGCCTTATCCGGTACGCTTAACTTGGCGAAAGTCGGAACAATGGCACTAGGTGCGGCTACTAAGGTTATGAACGCAATCATGAGAGCCAACCCTGTAGGTATTGTTATTACGATATTGTCCGTTTTGGCCGGAGTTCTCGGCACCTGTGCCGCAGCGACTCAGGGATTTGGAGAAACCGCATCGGCAGTGTGGGAAACGCTCGTTCATACCGTAGCCTGGGCGATTAATCAGATTATCGCTCTCATCAACAAGCTGATTAACGCTGTAAACGGCGTTGGGGCCAAGCTTGCATCGGTATTCGACTTTGATTTCTCGGCTATTAATAATATTGAAGGCATTAGTCCTGAAGAAGCGCAGGCTGCTGGCGATACTATTAAATCCGCAGCCGGAGATGTGCTTAACGCACTGTCTGGTGGCGGTGGCGGTGAAATTGACGGAGGTGGCTATGACGGCGGAGGTGGCGGTGGTTACGATGCCGGAGGAGCCGGTGGCGGCGGTGGGTCAGGTGGCTCAGGCGGAGGTGGCGGTGCAGGTAGTGCCGGTAACCAATTAGCCGAAGAAGCCAAACGGATCCATGAACAAATTCAACAGAACTACCTCGAGATGTTCGGCAAACAGAGTGAGTTAGTAGAGCTTCAGTACAAAAAGGAACTGGAAGAACTCAACAAGTCCAAAGACGCCAACGAACACTATCAGGAAGACCTGACGAATCTTCAGGCTATTTACGCTGAAAAGCGTATCCAGGCTGAACACGAAGAGCAAGCAGCAATTCGTGAAGTGTGGAATAAAGTCCGTGATATGGCCAAGGATTTTAACTTTTCGATTAGTACGAAGGATTCGACCGGCAGCGCTTCACCGCTTACACAGCTCGAAAAAGACCATGAAGAAGCGATAAACAGCATTACGGACAAGTGGCAAGGCTTCTCTGACGAATATATTAAGATGACGAAACAACAACAGGCCGAATATAAGGCGGCTCTTGACGCTAACGGCATTGCGTACGAAATCGTTGGGAAGAACGAAATCACATTTGAAGCGGAAAAGAATAAAGAACTCCTGGCGCAGGAACAGGAATATCTGTTGAAACGTAACGACCTGTACCGCCAGATGTCTGAAGAAAAGTGGGCCATTGACGAAGCCTTACGGACACAGAACTTTGCGTCTTTGCAGCAAGCCTTAACTGACGAATACGTCATGACTCAAGACAATTACAACCTCCGTAAAGAAATGTTGGACGAATATCAACAGGCTGTGATGGATTCGTATTTCAATACACAAGAAATGTGGATGGGGGCCATGATGTCCGGGATTGACGCACTTCAAGAGGGGTTGTCCGGACTTCTTCAAGGAACGACAAGTTTGGGTAAAGCGTTTGAGAATATCGGCAAGGCTCTTATTAAGTCTCTGGCCGATTATGTCGCCAATTGGGCGGCGGCAAGGCTTAAGCAAGCCATTCTCGGAAAGACACTTCAACAGCAAGAAACGGCTGCAAGCGTCGCAGCAGCCAACGCTCAAATACCGCCTTGGACGACACTCGCACAGCAGGTAGCGATGGCAACCGGTGGCGTATCGGCTACAACGGGCATGGCAGCATGGACGGCTCAGTCGGCAATCGGTGCAGCCGCAGGACTTGCCATGCAAGCTAAAAACACGCTTATGGGAAGCGCTCCGAACATGCACCTGGCAAGTGGTGGCGTGGCAGTAGGCCGCACGTATGCCGAAATTGGCGAGGGCAAATACCCCGAAGCGGTCATTCCGTTATCGACGCAGACGTATGATGAAATGGGTGCCGGTATTGCTAGGGCAAACGGTGGTGCGGCAGGCGGTATAACGCTGAACGTATCGGCTCTTGATGCCGAGTCTTTCGGGAATTGGCTCGAATCGAAAGGCGGCCGAGTATTGCGTCAGTTCACTGTTAACCAAGACCGTGAATTTATCGGCACATCGGGAGTGTGGTAGAACATGGAAAAACTAAAAAAATTCCCTCGTATTAAGTCGCTTGCGTGGAAGTCGTCTAAAATGCAGCACTGGGATACCAAGTCAAAACGCAGCGGATCCGGAAGAGTACGAACTATGACGACGTGGCGGTATCCGCAGTACACGATTACGACGGAATTCGCATACCTCAAGCCTGAAGAGTATAAGAAAATGATGGGCTTTGTATCGCAAATCCAAGGCGGCACAGAGCCTTTCTTGTGGTTTGACCCTGAAGATAACGAGGAAAAAGGTATTACTCTCGGAAAGGGAAGTCAAGGCGAATGGCAAGCAGTGCGGAGGTTTGGCGATTATACAGAGCCGGTTGCATACGTGGAGAACGTAAAGCTTTATGCTGACGGCGTTCCTGTTGAGAACGTGACTGTAGACGGCGGCACGATTCGGACTAGTGATGCCGTACCTGTAGATGCCGTCATCACAGCCGATTACACGTATTACTGGAAGGTGCTGCTTAGCGGTGACTTTGCGGCAGAGCTCGAGTATAAAGACGTTTATAAATCAAAATCCTTTAAGTTGGTGACCGTGCAATGAAACAGGCAGGAGAAGCATTAACTCAACACTTGAATACGGCAAAGTCGTTCCGCAGTTGCGACTTATATGCCCTTCGACTCCAAAGCGGCATGGCGTATTACTGGACGGATACGGACTCAAATGT